GGTAAGACTCAACCTTTGCTTTAATTGCATTGGCGATATCTGACTTGGTAAACTGAGGAACTAAACCCATAACCTTGAATGAAAACTGTCTCTGGAAAATTTTAAAGAACTTGTTTCGAGAATTACCACTTCTCCATCGTAAACCCTGATTGCTGAGCCGGTAGGTATTGTTTGAATTTTGCCCTCGATATAAATTAAAGAGCTGAATTCAATTTTTTTACCATCCTCGCCACTAGTATATGAACCTTTGGAATTTGGTTCAACCCGGCATCTCAGGTTATTTAATCCTTCGTTGCCATTTGGTTTTACCCAATCTCCATTTTCATTCTTAATGGATGCCTGAGCAGCAAAGCTCACATTCATAATATGTGGATATTGAATCGATGTTACCATGAATCCGTCCTGTCAATAATCGTATCCTGAACCGGATTGTAAATGTCTGGTAATCCTAATTCGCCACATAGGATGGAATAATAAGCTTTGATTCCGTCAACCTTATACTTAATTGAATAATCTCCCTGGCTGATATCTGGTGCAAGCAACAATTCGGGAATTACAGAAATCATAATTTTCTTAACCTTTTCACTCAACTGGACATTATACTCCGTTTCAGGAGTAAGTTCCATATCAATAAGCATGGTTTCAAGCTCCTCATCAGTTACGCTGAATTGGAACTTTGAAAATTTTGCCCTTATGTAATTCCCGATAGTCACGATTTACTAATCCTGTTCTACTTTCTCAACTAAACCGTTTTGAACCAATTCCGCCAATCTTATAGGGTCGAAGGAACTGACATCCTTGCCTACTTTATGCTCCAATGAGAAATTGTTTATATCTCTGAAGGGTGCAATAACGATATGTTTAAACGGTTTTTCAACCTTAGTCTTATCGGCAGATTCAAGCAGGGAAGGGTCGATGATTGCATTATAGATTTCAGCAATCTGAGCATCCGTGAACTTTCGTTCATCTTCCTCGAGCTCTTTTTTGATATCATCCTCCGATTTCTTATCGACAGAATGTAGTGGGCCGTATTTAGATACGGCCGACTTTAGTGAATTTTTATTGAATGTATCCATTACGATTGAATTGTTGTAGTATCCATTAAATAGACAGTTTCAGCAATTACAGGAATAACACGGGCTTGTGAGCTTGTATATTCCGATAAAGACGGTTTATTCTGGCGATATTTCGAAACCAAAATGTACTCGTCAACAACCTGGTACTCCACACCAGCGACAGGGTGATTCTGCTCAGCTAGCTTTGCATATGTTAACGTACCTACGATTTCAGCACTTACGGCTACCAAAGCACCTGCAGCCCACGGTTTGAAAGTTGAACGGTTGCCATTCTTCTCAATCACAACACTACGGTCAACGATTTCGAAAACATAGCCGTATTCATCCTGCACTGCTGCATTCAATTTGGCAAGATTAGGAGTAGGGCGATTTGTATCACTGTAGTTTCCAACGCTTGCGGCATACATGTCTTTTGCTTCATCAGACTTGGCGATGTTCGCGAAGGTGGCTCTGTCAACCATAATCTTGAATACTCCGTTTCCGTCTAAACTCGCTTTTGCTAAGATTCGCTCATTAATGACTGTTAATGGCTTAGATGCCGGGTTAGAAAAGAGAACCGGAACGCCAAATTTGTTTTCATTTAGATATTTGAAGTCTAAGCGAATACCGGTACCAGTGTTTTTATCATCTTCTACAATTGTTAAACCAGTAGATAAACCCATCAAGAAACTTGCTTCATTGCGCTCAAGAACACCGCCGATAACTCTTGGAGTATCACGGAATAGTTTAGCAACAATTGCTGTTTCAGCTTCCTGAGTAGCAACCATTGTGTCTAAATCTGTTAGTTCCCTCTCATTTAAAGAAAGTTCCATCCCAATTTTTGGAATGTCGCCACTGGCTTTTCCGATGCTATCTCTTGTTTTCAATGGTAAGCTTGAATCCATCGCAACGTAATCGGCTGAAACCATTGATCCGTTAACGGTCACTGATTCCCATTTACCCGAAACTGAATACTCCTTGCGAAGCATTGTCTTGTGTAAATATGTAAGCTGTTTCTTTGTGCCATTTAGCTTTTCAATAACACCGTGTGAAACCGCTTTGAAGTACTTCTTAACGTACTCGATAAATAATGATGTTTCCATTTAACTAGTCCTCCCTGAAATCAATTAATGGCAACGCTGCT